CTTTTTTATTTTTTCGTTTATGGCATTCATAGTGGTAGCAAACTTTTTTGCTTCGCTAGCCACATTATTTAATTCAGAAGTAAGTCCATCCGCTGCTAGACTTGCTTTTTCCATATTAGGATCTACAGCCATCTATTATCTCATTTACGAGGTGATCGTTTCGTAGCCTTTTCTATTTCTTCATTTGCTTTTTCTACTGCGTCATTCATTTCCTTCAAATAGAAGCCGCGCAAGAACACTGGCATATTATATAAATCTTGAAAGGTAAATCCACCTTTTCCATGATACACCATAGAAAAGATGACCTTATGCATGTTCAACCTATATTCTTGCGTCAGGCCAAAAAAAGTCCGTGCCGATTGTGATTGGTAATGTACTTTCGTGATTACAACTTTCGCAAGTATGTGATACTTCAAACTTTACGTCTGGTGTCACCGACTTGTAGAATTCACGAAGTGCTCGTGTATCTGCAACCAACATATTTTCTACCGTTTCACGAATAGTTTTTTGGTCAGATGCCCCATCCACTTCGGCAATAATATAACGTAGTCTGGTTGATACTTCTGGATCTATATTGGACTTTATTTTTTTCATAGCGTCCAATTCTTTTTGAATTTCTTTTTCAATCTTACGGGTAAGTAATCTTACTTTAATAGTTTTCTTACTAGCTGGTAATGTTACTGACAAATTACGTTCCGATACTTCTTTTGTTTCTAATTGTGATAAGTCTATATCCAACTCTTCTCTATTTGAACATGATGGACATGTTGCTGTAACTGGATAATCTTTTCCATATCCCATAATACGACTTGCTACCATTACCGCGTTAATATCACCCAAAAGTAAATCTTCACCGTGTACACCTTTTGTAACAATAAGACTATCGATTAACTTATCTAATACAACACCCTTTTGAATGAGGTTTTGTGAAGTTAAAATATCCTCTTCTTTTGCAGTCATATATTTTAATTCTATTTGACCACTACTGAGTGGACTACCTTCTGGATAAAACTTACCCTTACTTGGTAAATCGATTACTTCGGTAGGGAATGAAACATTTGACATAAAATAACTCCTTGGGTTGTAAATACTTGTATATAAATATCAATCTTCTATATTTTCATCGGTAAAATGGCTATTATATACCGAACTAATTCTGCGGACAAACTCCCTAAAAAATGATTTATTACTATCAGGAGTGACTAATGCTCCGTCCACAATAAGGTCTGCGACCTGTTGTTTTTCCTTCAAAATATCCCGCATATATTCGTCTATGGTGTCCTCGCATAACATATAATAGGCTTGGACTTGGGAGGTTTGACCGATACGATGGGTTCTGTCCTCTGCTTGTTCGTGGTTTGCAGGAACCCAATCACAGTTGAGAAATACTACGGTATCTATGACTTTCTGTAATCCGTCGATACCCATACCCGCCGCCAAGAGACTAAAACATCCGATTTTAGCTTTTCCGCTGGTTAATCTATCAATACTTTCCTGCCGTTTATCTCTGTTCATATCACCCGTCAAGAGGGCGGCTTTGTCCCCATAATGTTCCGTCAGGAAACGAAGGGGGCCAAGATAGTTACTGAATATCAAGATTGACCTGTCGTTATCCAAGAACTCGTCAATCATTTCCATTAATCGTGGCATTTTCTTTTGGATAAGGAATGCTTGGAGTTTTGGCATATGGGTGACCGAGGGTTTACCGTCCATTTTCCATTTACCAAAGACTTCTTTGAGTAGTTCTTGATATTCCTTTTTTTCTTCTTTGGTAAGTTCTACATACAGGTCATTTCGTTGCTTTGGTGGGAGTTCTGTAAGCACCTCACTTTTCTTTCTACGGATGACCAAATCTTTTGTACGGTCATGCAAGTCTTGGAGATTTCGTGGAGCATCACCTTTCCATCCACCATAGCGTTCGACGAAATGGTAAAAGTTATTAAATCGTTCTTTATCTAAAAAGTTTAATAAACTAAATGCTTCGATTGGACGAGACATTACTGGTGTTCCCGTTAAGAAGATAGAATACTTGGTTTTAATCCCAGGATACTTTCGTCTTTCTTTCCACGACCCCAAGATACTTTTTGCTCTGATGGTTTGTCTATTCTTTAAGTAAGTTGCTTCATCACACACCAAGAGGTCAAACTTTTGTTCACGAAGTGATTTACTAATCTTAGCCACCGCATCATAATGCACGATGTGGAACTGATTATCCAACTCTCCGTAATAATGTTTACTATCCCAAATGGTAGATTTCTTACCAGTAAACTTTTTGATTTCACGTTGCCAGTTGACTACAACAGATAATGGACAGACAATAAGTGTTTTGAGATTGTGATGTTGTGCATATCCAATCGCTTGTGCCGTCTTACCCAAGCCAGGTGCGTCTGCAATCAAACAACGACCACCTGCTCTATCCACGAACTGTACACCAACTTTCTGATATGGATACAGATTGAGTTGCATCCCCTTGATTTGGAAGTCTGTATCTTCTTGACTACGGATTTCGTCGAGGTCTTGTCTACGAGATTTAAGTTCCTCAACTTTATCTAATACTTTCTTATCACACTTAATATTGGTGAATATCGTAAATAGTTTTGGAAGATGCACAACTGGAAACTCCCAATGCTTCTCATCGTTGTTCCATTTGCGACCATCAATTTCATACTTAAACTTTGCCAACATCACTTTGTCGTATGGCATAATGATTGCAGCGGTTTTATTATCAACTAATAACACCTCTACCTTATCACTTGATTGCTTGGGTAAATCTTTATATGAGATAGTTGGATTGTTCGTTCTGGGAAGGTCAAGTTCACTAATATCTTCGTTCATCAAGGTTTTTGCTGCTGCAATTCTCCATTGCTCAGGTAAACCATCTTGACCAGACATCCATTCCAAATACGAAGGAACACTCCTTGCAACGTGTGCTAAGGAGTGCCCTTTGAACCTACCCCACGTAAATATTACGTGTTCAGCCGACTTGTGTATTTCCATCTGTTGGAACTTTAATGTATTTCATTGTTTCCATATCTAATCGCCATCCGTCTTGTGGGCTTAAACCCATCATTAACATTAGTTCAATGTTTGCATCTTGAAGTTCTTGTAATGAACGTTGTTGGTATTCACGGATACGGGTGTTATGTAAATCAACTAATTGACGAATTGCTATTGGAACTGGTGCTTCTTTGATTTCTTCTGTCATATTACACCTTACGCTTGAAAAGTTGTGCCATATCATCTTGACGATGGATTAACTTACCTGCTGGTTCCCATTCTTGGTCAAGACCTGTGACCTTCATAATATTCTCAATCGAGCCATATTGTTGTGTCCAATCACAAGTTAGGTTGATAAGAACAAGGTCTGTCTTGTCATAGAGTTGCTTACGCACTTGTTCTGATACTACACGTGTGGTTTCAAGAAGTCTGCCTGGCATCAAAAGTACCAAACTATATGTATCTTCCTTCCACGTATTAAGGTCAAAGATGCTACCCATTGTAAAGACACCCCAATGGATGGTAGTTGCTGCGGACATACAACGTTGACGGTCTGCTTCAACACCGTGTGGGATGAGATCAAATCTGTCTCCAACTACACGACCTAACAAGACACCATTTCCACAACCGAGGTCGAGGACATTACCACCAGGAATATATTTCATATCCCCGATTGCGTCAATGATAACTTGGTGGAAGTGATCCATAGCTTCCTTATTACTAAATCCGTTTTCTTCCCATACGGAAGTATCTTCAAGAGATTTAGCGAACGAGATAGTTTTTGTGACGGGTTTGACTTTAATTTTCTTTTGATTATACGGATACGTTATACCAGACATACCATCAATAGGATATTCGTGTGCATGCTTCTGTACCACATACTTCCACGGGGTCATATCAGTTCTGGATGAAATCTTGTTGATTGGTGTACGGATTTCTGCGATACCATGCAGTGCTGACCATTCAACAGGCCACGAAAGTAATTCATATATCCAATTTACTTCTTTTTCAAACCCAAGTGTACGACCAAGTTCTGC